GGGAAAATCTAGCGCGGGGGGATCGGGCTTCTTCCTCGGGCTTTTATAGAAATTGTTCGGGACTGGAGGATCGGGGTCGGGCTCGATAGCACCGGCGTTTGTACCAAATTGTTCGGGTTATCGGGGTTCCAGGTGATCGGGATTCCCGGGACCAGTATAATTGTTCGGGACTGGGCTGCTCGGGTTCAGGGAATCCGCAGCTTATCCGGGGTATAACCCGTACAATTATTCCGAACTGGGCTGCCAGTCCCCGGGCAGCTGCAGCCTGATCGGGGTATAACCCGTACAATTGTTCGGGATCGGGCTTGACTGGGCTGCAGATCGGGGTCATCCTGAACCCTCCTCCCAGGAGAAAGGGGGGCTTGGCAGCCACTCATCTGCCAGGCCCTCCGCTGCAACCAGTACAATTGTTCGCCAGTGCCGCAGCTCCCAGTTGCCTGGTCGAGTCTCAAAAAAAAATTAAAAAAAGTGCATTTTATCTCTTGCAAGTTGTGCATTCATTGCTTATATTAATATCACTAACAACGAATGGAGGCACAAAGTGGCTGACAAAACAGACATTGAAGTTTTACAGAAGGCGTTTCCAAAAGGCTCAACGGCTTTCACTAATGTAGTACACGTTTCTAGATCAGGAATGTACAGACACATCTCAGTGCATAAGCCGCATATTGAAAATGGTGAGGCTGTGCGTATGCAAAACTACAGCGCATATATTGCTAGAGTGCTGGGGCGCTCATTCAAGGCAAAGAATTATGCTGTTGGCGTTGGTGGGTGCGGTATGGATATGGGTTTTGAACTTATCTACAACCTATCCGCTAAGTTATACGGCGATGGATACGCCATTAAGCAGGAATGGATTTAGGAGGTGCGATGATTTATTTTGCATATGGCTCAAATCTGAACAAGCGTCAGATGAGCGTCAGGTGTCCCAAGGCGAAAGCCTTGGGCGCTGGTTACTTAACAGGATGGCGGCTGGTCTTTCGAGGCGTGGCCGATATTGAAGAGAACCACACCGACCCGACAGTAATGTTGCCAGTCGGTTTCTGGGAGATCACAGATGACTGCTTGCAGTCGCTGGATTTCTATGAGGGCTACCCTCGGCTTTATCGGAGAGTCAACATCAACGGGATGATGACTTACCGCATGAACAGTTCGGGGTATGCAGCACCTCATGATTCATACTTTGACGCAATTCGTCAGGGGTATCATGACTTCGGGCTTGATGAGTCGGAGCTTTACCATGCCCAAGATTGGGCGGATGAGTTGGACGAAGTAATGTAACAAGAATTGTTCGGGTTGATCGAGGGCTGCAGCTAGGCGTTGCAGCCCATTTTTTTTATTCGAGCTGCCTGGGTATTGGCAAAAACCCGTACAATTGTTCGTATACTGGGTACTGGCGTTGCAGCCCAGTTTTTGAAAAAAAAGTATCAAATAGTTCTTTTTATTGTTGACAGATGTGCAGTGATTGCTTAATGTATATATACAACAACCTTTGGAGGGCAAAATGGAAGAAGATTATCCAGCATGGTATCCTGATGACAGTCATGAGGGTTTCCAACAATGGGATGAACGCGGATATGAAGAAGAGGAACATGATGACGGAACAAGAAATTAAAAACAGCTTGTCAATTATCTGGGATGCGTTGCATGATTACAGACAGAACTGCATTCCACAATTTAACGATAATGATTTTACAAAAGATGAAGTATCGTATGACGAGCAGTGGGATGAGATCTGTGGAGCAATGGCAAATGTCACAGAAGAATTAGGTTTAGACAGTGGAGATGACAATGCGTAGATTTTGTAACTTTATGACGGGGGTTTGCTTCCTCGGAGTGATCATGTTAGCAGCAATCGAGCCGCATGATGCACCAGCGGTTTATATTCATGCCGCCATGCTTACGATTTTAGCACTCGGGATGGCTTTCTTCGGAATCACAGCTCGCAGCATTCGGGATTAACTAGAACAATTTCTCCAACTGCCCGGCTTCGGCCGGGCTTTTTTTTCGCCCAGTCCTGGTGACTGGCGTATAATTGTTCGGGTTATTGCCAGTCGAGCCCGGGTCGAGCAGCGCAGCACCCAGGTGAATCGGGGTGAATCGGGAAATTGTTCGGGTTCGGGATCGGGATTCGGGGCAGCGGTTGCAGCTCGGGTTCGGGATTCGGGTTCGGGGTCGGGCTTTTACCGGGTTAAAACCCGAACAATTGTTCGTGACTGGCTCGCCAGTCCCGGCCCGGCGCTTGGATTTTTTTTAAAAAAAACACTGATTTTCCGCCAAAAAACGCACAATTGCACTTGTTTTATGTGCAATCAATGCTTATATTAATAGGACTACAACGAAACATGGAGATAAAAAAATGTTTTACAAAACTGATATTGGCGCATTTGGTAACGAATATTTTTATTTTGCCAATGGCCACGATTTAATGACCCATTTACAGGATTGCTTTGAATGCACGGCAGATGAAATTGAGTGTAGCCATGCATGGCGTTATGGTGACAATTCTGACTTTGGCGCTTTGTATACCGCTCATGAGGGCAACATAGACAAAGCATTTTGTGATTTTCATAATCCAGAATGGGTCAGTAAATCCTATGGGCTTGGTTACGCACATTGTAGCTATGATGTTAATGATTTATATGATGGGGCATAAGACAATGACAACGATTTTTAGAAGTGATGTATATCCTACATTTGGTTTTGAAAATGAATGCGCCAATGGTGGCGCATCTCGCAATTGGTCTCCCAGCCGCTGGCAAGATGAATTGAATGACGCTGGCTATAATTGGGTAAAAGCAATTTATGATGGCACACATGAGGTAGATGTTGAGTTTATCATTCCACCATTTGCATTATGTGATGCCGCAAAAAGTGACATTGCCGAATTGTTCGCATGGATAGAAAGCAAGGGTGCTAAAGTTGGCCGTCCTAAACTAGGCGGCCATGTTCATATGGGCAATCGCTTAGTAAATGCCAATATTCATAAAGTGGATTTTTGGCGCGCATCTAAGGCAAATTATGCAACACACCGACGCTATTATGAGCCGTCAGCATCCATGACTGCACCGATGCCGTTAGCATTAGTAAAAGACGTTATATGTCGCTATGCTGAGCATAGGGCAGATATTGAGGCAATCTTGCCACCGTCTAGACGTAATGGCCGTAATAACATGATCCAGAATATAGATCATGTCGCACCAAATGGCCGCGACTATCCAGCTTTTATGCGAGCCGAAAATGCTAGTCGCATGAGTAGTATATTGGGTGGCAAGTTTCGTGTCGTTAACATGGACACATGGTCAAGACTAAACACTATTGAATTTCGCCAACACCAATCAACACTGGATGTTGAAAAGCTTTTTAATTGGTGCCAACTAATTACTAATATGTTTCAGCATTCAGATTGGCACCGTATGGACTACAACGCGCCATCTTCAATAATAGTGGATACGCCCGAAAATCCATTCAGACGCGGATCAAGAATAGGCGTTTTATATACGGCCATGCGTGTTGATGGTGGCGCGACTACACGCGATCTAATGAATGTCACCGGATGGTCTGCTGATACGATACGCGCTAGAGTGTCTGAAATACGCAATCGTGACGACATAGGACAAAACGGCGTTGTATGTCATACTCAGCAAGCTTATGGCAATTCATATGGCGATAGTCAGGGCAATCATGACCTCAATGGTTATGAGGTATTACGCACCATTGAGACACAAGTTGAGGGTGGCGTTGGTCTAATGCCAGAAAACAGACGCGGCATGACGTCAATATGGGCGGGACTATCAGACGCATTGTTTGAATACTTCAACGCACGGCGTGATCAGTTGAGATAGTCCCACAAAAAAACAAAACTAGGGCGGGCATTGCCCGCCTATTTTTTTGGGTACAATTTGACAAGGTACCCTAGCGTTTTTGACTGGCGCGAAAATCGGGACACGGGCGGGTATGGCACCCCTCGACAAAAAAAACTTGACAGCGCGACACGTTGCGCCAAGTTCCCCACAAACAACCCCCAGTAAAAATAACAACTGGGGGGCAAAAAAATTTTATATAAAAATCATTGACAGTTTAAGCAACCATTGCCATATTAATAGTTACCAACCAACGGGTAAGTTTGGCTCTTGACGAGAGGCGAGGGTGAAAGATTGATGAGTGCCTGTTGGTGGTTCCTTTGATAACACTCATCAATCAACCTCTCACAACTAGGTGGTGGAGATAGTTGCTACTAAAATGTAAGGTGTAGATTACATTTTAGGCGCTATCCTAAGGGCGCAGATCTCCACCACCATTTTTTTAGAAGGGCAAAGGAGCGATAAAATGAAACAATACAGACTTAAAATTGGTGGTGATCCGATTGATTTCTTTGCGGAGAACCCAGAAGGCGTTTTGGAAGCTTGGCGTTCTGTCAATCTTCGAGCGAGTTCTGATGACAAAGAGTGGCTAAGACAGGCTGCGATGTCTGCATGCGACTGGGCTGGAGGTCCGATCCGTTATGACAATGCAACTGTGTTTGCACAGGACATGATGAGCAAGGGCATGCTGGAGGAGATTAATGCAGAAGGCTAAATCATCTTACAGCATGATGAAGGGCAAGGATCTGGAAGAGATGCGGAATAAATCTGGCAAGAGTCAGGCATCTTTTGCAGATGCTTTGGGTGTAAGCTTGCGTATGTATAGCTATTACGAGTGCGACAAGAAGCCGATACCCAAGACAGTGGAGCTTTCTTCTCGTTACATTTTGTCAGAAAAGCAGGGATCTACTGGTTACAATCCTTCATCTGATTTGACGGACTTTGACATAGATCGCATTAGCAGACTGAGGTATGCGTTGCGAGGTGTTGAGGGTTTTGATGATCGTTCAGACAAGATTGTAAGGCAGTCAGAGCAGGAAATTGAATACCTGTTGTCAAAGTTTGACTAATAACATATTATTGGTTCCATGTATCTTTGTAGAAGGGACTGGGCATGAACACTTTCATGGGGCCAATGACACCTCCTCCAGCGTCACCTGGACAACCGCAGAAGCTTGATATACGCACAAATCCCAATCAGAGGGCTGGTTTCAAGCAGTTTATGAAACAGCGCACTGCGCCAGCGGTTATGCCTATTCAGCAAATGCCTCAGGCTCAACCTATGCCCATGCCTATGATGCAGCCACGGCCACAGATGCCGCTTCGTATGGAGATGGGTGGTGACGTTGATATTTTTGATCCACAGAATTATCACGAGGGCGGACTTGTCAACACGTTAGGTCAGCTTGGCACCATGAGCGGTCAGATGGTTGACGCTCTTAACACCATAGTCATGGGCAGTGGTCAAGGCGGTGGTGCTACCAGCGGTTTTGACAGTGGCAGTGGTTTTACCAGCACACCTAGTGTTTCTCCAACCACGCCTACACTGATAGTTGAGCCTCTGCGAGAAACATTTACAAACCCCAATGTTTTAAGTCCTTCTGGTGGTCAAACAGATCCACAGGCGATAATTAATTCGCAGATGAATCAAGGTTCTACAGGTGATTCAGGGATTGCGCCTTTTAGACCATCAGGCAACGCTCCAGCAGATGATCCGAACACACCGCAGAATGAATATCTGGATTTTATTAATAGCGGTGTGTCAGACACTGGAAATCCTTTTACGACTAGTGGTCCTTTTGGAGAGATTAATCCTGATGACTTTAAGGTGGTTGAGCCTCTGCGAGAAACTTTTGGCATGAAGGATGGCGGTGCTGTACCACCGCGCCGTACAGAGATTGGTGGTCAGCCGCATATGCTGTCTTACATCACGCCTGACGAAGCCGACATCTTGGAGGCTTTAGGTGGTAGTGGCGAGGCAGGGCCTATGGGCATTCCCGCTTTCCCTGATTATGGTGACGATAAAGGTTTTGGTGGATCTGGTGGCGGTGAGGCTGCTACTGGCGGCGGAGATCGCGGCGGCGGAGACGGTCCTGATCCTGATCCTGATCGTATAAGAAGTGAAGATTTAGATGCCGCTCAAGCCGTAAAAGATAAAAAAGCTGATCGTGATGAAGCTGATCGCCAAGAACGTCAGGCGCGTCAGGAGCGTCAGGCGCGTCAACAACGAAGAGATGAAATTAGCAGAATGCAGGATAGGGTACAAGCTGGTCTTGCTAGAGAAGATTTGGTTACTTCTCCCGGTGTAACAACACCAGAAGCTAGAGTAACTGCCACTAGCGCACCTAATCGTGATGTAAGCACCATTGCTGCTGTTGGAGAAACTGATCCTGATGATGATACGGACGCTGGTGGCATTGAAACAACAGACCTGTTAGGTGTTGACGATCTTCTTAGTCTTGATCCTAGAAATGAGGGTAAGTTTTCCACTGTAGCTGGTCAAACTGCTGTCGGTCCAGTTAGTGGTCCTCTTAGTGGCACTACAACTGCCGCACAAAAAGCACAGGCAGATGCTGACGCAACCGCAGCCATAGGAATGGATGATGAATATGATGATGTGGTTGGCACACCAGATTACGATGATCCAAATCGTCAGGGATACAGAGATGGACTACCAACGTCCATAATTGATGGTAAGGAAGTAGGGTTTTTTGATGACCCTGCTAATTTTGTAACCACTCGCACGGGCAATAGAATAACATCTAGGTTGGGTGGTACAACAGCAAAACAAAGAGCCTCTGCGCCTGATATTGTAAATCCCACAGGCAGAAAAGGATTTAGCGCTGACGTCATGAACGCACTTGGGATTAACCCTATGGAAGATCCTTTAGGGT